CTTCTCAAGAAGTGTCTGCTTCTGGTCAATACACAGCAGGTGGTGGTGCATTAGTTAATGCAGGAACATCAATCACTGCTGGTGTAGCAAGAGTAGATTTTGACAACTTATCTTTTACTGGTGTAACATTAACGGCGAGAGGTGCATTGATTTACAATACATCTGCTACTCAAACTGACGCAGCTGTTGCTGTATTAGATTTCGGTGCAGACAAAACTGCAACTTCTGGTACGTTTACAATTCAGTTCCCAGCACCAACATCAACTGCAGCGATCTTAAGAATCTCTGGATAGTCGTAGGAGGTAACTTCCTATGGCCAATACTTGGGGTGAACTAACTTGGAACGTAGGCTTATTCGGTCTACAAAATAATGGTGAGGCCACTTTAAGTGGAATATCATTATCTTCCAATTTAGGAACTCTTTCAGTAGACACTGAAATAAATCAAGGTTGGGGTTCAGATACTTGGGGCACTGAAACTTGGGGCATTTCAGGTTTAACTGTTGATCTAACAGGAATTTCATTAACATCTAATTTAGGTTCATTAACAATTACTGCAGATGCGTCTGCAGATTTAACTGGTGAAGAAATAACTTCTGTTGTTGGTGATGTTATAGGATCTTCAGTTGTAGATGTTAATCTAACTGGTCAACCTATGACTGCAACGCTTCAATATCAAGAAGCGATTGTAGATCCAACAGGACAAGAATTAACAGCCAATGATGGCACAGCCGATTTAGATGCAAATACTATAGCTGAAGTATCAGCGACTTCTGCTTCTACTTGGAATGGTAATTATGCATGGGGCTTTGGTGTATATGGTAATCAGCAAGTAACTACACTTGCTATGTCTATGCAGGAAGGAGACGTGGATCCTGCTCCAGATGTTGCATTAACTGGTCAAGCAATGGCCATGGTTCAAGGTGAAGAAACAGTCACTGGAGATGCTAATGTAGATGTATTAAATCCTTCAGAAGGTGGTAATGGATTCTCTGTAAATGGGGATGCACAATTATCTACAGCTGAAAAACAATTTGGAACCGCTTCATTACTAGTAGATGGTACAGGTGATTACGTAAATGCATCAGGAACTGTTGATGGTTTAGATGGTGGAGCATTTACTATAGAATTTTGGTGGTATGCTTCAGATGCTACAACACAAACAGGTATTCTTTGGGATGGAAGAAATGCAAGTGGTAATGGTTATTCAATAGGAATTGACAATGGAAATCTAATTATTTACGCAGATGGTGCACAGTTATCATCTTCATCAGGTTTATTTGTAAACAATACATGGATGCATTTAGCTTTTGCTAGAGATGCTTCAAACAACGGAGCATTATGGTCAAGAGGAACAAGAAGAAATGCTATAGGTGGTGGTTTAGTAAATAACAATAATTCAAATAGAACATTTATAGGAGCAGACTTAAATGGAGCTAATGCGGTTTCAGCTTATATTGATGAATACAGACAATCTGATATTGCAAGATATAATCCAGTTACAGATGCTACAATAACTGTTCCAACATCAGAATTTAGTATAGATGCAAATACAGTAAACTTACTTCATTTTGATGGGACCAATGGTTCTACAACTATTTCAAATGCTTTACCTCCATCAATGGCTATGACAATGGCTGATGGAACAGCTGAATTAGATGCAAATACTCAAGTAGATGTAACAGGTCAAGAAATGGCTATGCAGGAAGGTGATGAAACAGTCACTGGAAATGCTAATGTATTACTGTCAGGAAATGCCTTGACAATGGCTACAGGAAGCCTTAGAACACTAATATGGAACCAAGTAAATACTGGCACAGCACCAGTTGTTCCACCGGGTTGGCAAGAAGTTGACACCGCTGCTTAAATTTAGTAATATTTAAATAATTGGAGACATAAAATATGGCAAACTCAACGTCAGCAAATTTGAAATTAACAGTACAAGCGACTGGTGAAAACTCAGGAACTTGGGGTCAAATTACAAACACAAACTTATTAATTCTAGAACAAGCAATCGGTGGTTATTCTTCTATTGCAGTTACTTCTGGTGCAACTTTAGTTTATTCAAACGGTGCTTTATCAAATGGTAAAGATGCAGTAATTAAATTAACAGGAACAATTGCAGGTGCAATTAACGTAGTTGTTCCAGATTCAGTAGAAAAAACTTACGTTATTGAAAACGCAACTATAGGTGCATTTACTGTAACTGTTAAAACTACTTCAGGAACTGGAGTAACTTGGGCAGCAACTGATAAAGGTACTAAAATGGTTTACTCTGATGGTACTAACGTTGTTGACACAGCTTTTACAGATTTATCTTCAGACATCACTCCACAATTGTCTGGAAATTTAGACACAAATGGAAATAATATTTTAATAGATGATACTAAAGGTGTTTTAGATGATTCATCTAATGAACAATTAATATTTTCAAAAACAGCTTCCGCAGTTAATCATATTCAAATTGGTAATGCTGCAACTAGTGGTAACCCAACAATATCAGCTGTGGGAGATGATACAAATATTAGTATTAATTTAGTTCCAAAAGGTACTGGAGAAGTCCAATCTAATGGAACTGGACTTGCAACAACTGGAAAAGCTATTGCAATGGCATTAGTTTTCGGATAAAAGGTGAATAAATAAGGAGATAAAAAATGGCAGCACCAAATTTAGTTAACGTAAGCACAATCACTGCAAAATCAGTGCAGGCTGATTTGAATACTACTTTAACAACTGAAATTCTTGCTAATGCAGCAGCTTCAGGTAAAGTGTATAAAATCAATAATATTATTATAGCCAACATTGATGGAACTAATGCAGCAGATGCATCTGTATTTATTACAAAATCAGGTGGATCTCCAATTGCTATCGCTTCTACAATCTCTGTACCTGCAGATGCAACTTTTGTTGCTATCGACAAAAATACAGCGATTTATTTAGAAGAAGGCGATAACATTGAGGCAGGAGCAGGAGCTGATAACGATTTAACTATTACAATTAATTACGAAGAATTAAGTTAATAAGGAGTTTTAAGTAGTTATGGCACACTTTGCAGAAGTGAGATCTGATAATAATGAAGTATTAAGAGCTATTGTTATTACAAACAAAGATGTAGATGCACACGGCGGAGATTATTCACAAGGTGCTGAAGACTATGTTAATAATTTAATGGCAAATGCACAAAGTGAATCAATAAAAGAAGAATTTGGTGGAAGCTATCCATCTACTACTTATTGGAAACAATGTTCTTATAATAAAAAAAGAAGAGGATGTTTTCCAGGTCCAGGTTCTACATATAATGTAGAATTAGATAGATTTGAGGGACCTAAATATTTTGATTCTTGGATTTTAAATGAAGAAACATATCAATATGAAGCTCCAATACCAAGACCATCTCCAATACATGGAAATTATTTTTTAAGCACATCTTGGGATGAACCAAATCAAAGATGGGTTGGCGCTGGAATAGATGGTAATCCTAATACTTATGTATGGAATACAGAAACTAACGTTTGGGAGGAACAAGTATAATGGCTAACGGTGGATTTATAGGAATAAGTTATGTTCCTTTTCAAGGAGACTTAATATCAGAATATTTAGGATCTGGAACTTTTACTAGATCAAAAAGCACTGGAACTGTTTTAGTCGTAGCTGGCGGCGGTCAAGGTGGGAGCTCAGTAGGAGGCGGCGGAGGCGGCGGAGGAGTTATTCTTACTCCATCTTCATGGCCTTTACCGGCATCTACAGAAACAATAACTGTTGGTGCAGGTGGTTCACCTTCAACACCTAAACCTGTTCAACCTCCAGGAGACGCTGACCAAGGTGGAAATGGAATTGATTCATCATTTGGAACTGCTTTAATTGCAAAAGGCGGCGGAGGTGGTGGTACTTATTTTAACACTGGCGGTCAAGAAGGCGCACCTGGTGGATCAGGAGGCGGCGGAAGAAGATGGCCAAGTAATGGTGGTGGTTCAGGGGATCAACCAAGTCAACCTGGAGATTCAGGTACCTATGGACATGGTAATTCTGGTGTTGGTGGAACTGGACCAGATTTAGGACCTCCAGGTACAACTGGTTATGGAGGTGGTGCTGGAGGAGCAGGAGCTGGTGGTTCAGCCATTACTGGAGGAGCAGCTTACAATGTTACAGCTTTTCCAAGCTCTTATGGTCAAGGTGGATACTACGCTGGCGGTGGCGGCGGCGGTTATCAACCAGGCACATCTGGAAACGGAGGTGGCGGTACAGCTACAACTGCTGGAGGAGCAGGCGGTGCTAATACTCAATCAGAAGGTTTAGCTAACACTGGTGGCGGTGGTGCTGGTAATGATGCAACAACACCACAAGGTCAAGGTGGAAGTGGAGTTGTTTTAGTTAAAGAATTAGATGTTACTCAAAATGTTTCTGGAAGATGGTCAATGAATGATATTTTAGAAGCAGTTAAAGCAGGAAACTGGACAAACTAAATTTTCAATAGTTAAAAAAGAAAGACAATAAATGTTAATACAAAATCCATATTGGTATTTTAAGAAAGCTGTGCCTGAAGATATCTGTGATAAAATAATAGACTTTGGTTTAAAACAAGAAAAACATCAAGCTATAACCGGTACTTATTCTGGCAAAGAAAAATTAACAGATAAAGAAATAAATGAATTAAAAAAAACTAGAGATTCTACTGTTAGTTTTTTTAGTGAAAAATGGATATATGATATAATTTTACCTTACATGGGAGCTGCTAATCAAAACGCTAAATGGAATTTTACTACTAGTTGGACTGAACCTTTACAGTTTACAGACTATGGCATAAATCAACATTATGATTGGCATTGTGATAGTTGGCTCGATGCTTATAATGAACCAACTAATCCTAAAAAACATGGTAAAATAAGAAAGCTATCTTGTATAGTTTCTCTATCTAATAGTAATGATTATGAAGGAGGGGATTTAAAATTTTGGATTCAAGATAAAAGCCCGGAAGAACATCAAAATAGAATTTCTTGTGAAGAAATTAAAGAAAGAGGAACCATAGTTGTATTTCCAAGTTTTATGTGGCATAAAGTATTTCCAGTTACTCAAGGAAAAAGATACACTTTAGTTGCATGGTGTTGTGGTGATCCATTTATTTAAAATGAAAGAAGACAATTTTATAGGTATATTTGAAAATTCTTTTTCAAAAGAATTTTGTGAAAAATACATAAATATTTTTAATAGATATAAAGAAACGAATTTAATTCGTAAAAGACAAAGTGTAGAAGTTGAAGACCAAAGTATTTTTATAACTCAAAATATTACAGATGATATTGATTCTGTTAATATGAAAAACTATTCTAGAGAATTTACAGAAATATTTTTTAAACTTTATGATCAATATGCTAATAAGTTTTCTATATTAAATAGAGTGTCTAAACATGCAATCTATGATATAAAAATACAAAAAACTTCTCCTGGTCAAGGTTATCATATATGGCATACTGAACATGAAGACAAGGTAACTAGAGATAGATTACTAGCTTTTACATTGTATTTAAACACTGTAGAAAATGGTGGAGAAACAGAATTTTTATATCTTAAAAAAAGAATACAACCCAAACAAGGAACTTGTTTAATATGGCCTAGTGGATTTACACATACTCACAGAGGTAATTCTCCATTAGATCAAGACAAGTATATAATAACAGGTTGGTTAGAGTATGGAGTTTAAATTAGATTCATTCTATATTATTAATAAATTTGACGAACATCCTAAGGTTAAAGAAGAACTGTTAAAAGAAATAAATAATGCTGATTGTGATTCTTTAATTAATAAAGATAACTATTATTCAGACAATATAAATAGATTAGATTGGAATCAAAATACAGATTTTGAAAGGAAATGGGTAAAGTTAATTTATGATAAATTAAATAAATTTTTTAATAATGTATTTAAATCATTAGGATATGAAGATTGTATTATAAGAAACATTTGGTTTCAGCAATATAATAATAAGGGAACTCATGGTTGGCACACTCATGGTTTTACATTTACAGGTGCCTACTATTTAGATCTACCTAAAAATACTCCTGTTACACAAATAATATATCCTTACCAACAAAACAAATTAATAAATCTAAATGTTCAAGAAGGAGATATAAGTATATTTCCATCTTATTGTATACATAGATCACCTGTTAATTTGTCCAACTTGACAAAAACTATTATATCTTTTAATTTAGAAATAGGAAAACCAACTAAAGATATACTTAATAAAATAGATTTACTAAAAGATGTTTGAGACTAAAGTTGCTATAAAGGATTAT